CGAAGAACCGCCGGCGGCAGATGGGACATGGGACACATGCGTTGTCAATGTTACAGAGTACGATACGGTTCTCAAGGCGTATCAGTGGCTTCAACTTGGTAGGCACCAGTTTAAGTCGTTGATCATTGACTCCGTGTCGGAGCTTCAAGTTAAGTGCGTCGACAACATCGCTGGCAAGAACCAGATGCAAATGCAACAGTGGGGCGAACTTCTTCGCCACATGGGCGCGTTGCTTCGTGATCTTCGAGACTTGACGATGCACCCGACTAACCCGCTTGAGGCGGTAGTGCTTACCGCAATGGCCCGTCAAGGCCACGACGGAAGATACCGACCGTACCTGCAGGGTCAGCTTGCAATTCAAGCTCCGTACTTCTACGACATTCTCGGCGCAATTACTGTTGAGGAATTCCCAAGCCCAGATCCGACGCAACCGCCGTACAAAGCACGGCGCATGTACGTCGAGCGCACGCCGATGTACGAAGCAGGCGAGCGTGTTCAGGGGCGTCTTGGAAAGATCGTGGAACAGGAGTTCCTCGGCGTAGAAGCAATGCTCGACAAAGTCTTTGGACCCCGTCCAAATAAATAAACCAAGCAACAACCAGGAGAAAAAATGAGCACACTTAACTGGGGAGACCTGGTCAAAGAAGCCGGCGACGTTGGTGGGTACGACCCGCTGCCCGACGGTGACTACGATCTTTCGATCGTAGAAGCAACAGCAAAGGTGACGCAGTCTGGCAAGACGATGTTCGCCGTCAAGGCACAAGTTCAGACCGGCGCGCATGCCAAGCGTCTTGTCTGGGACAACCTTGTCGTCTCGACCGACAATCCGACAGCACTCGGCATCTTCTTCCGCAAGATGAACGCCCTTGGCCTCAACAAGGACTTCTTCTCGACCGGCCCAAGCAACGCTCAAATCGAGCAAGCGCTCAAGGGACGTCAGTTCCGCGCACAGGTCGGCTCGCGCACCTGGCAGGGTCAGAAGAAGAACGAGATCAAGGCGTACTACGCCGTGTCAGCAATGGCAGCAGCAGCTCAAGCGCCAATGCCTGCGGCCGCTCCAGCTCCGGCACCGGCACCGGCACCAGCTCCGGCACCGGCACCAGCGGCAGCACCAGTTGCTGAAGCAGCTCCGGCACCGGCGCCTGCACCGGCGCCAGCGGCGACAGACACGCCGCCGCCTGCTCCGTTCTGAGCAGAGTCAACCGTGGTACGTTGCGCGGAGGGTGTTTGCACAGTTTTAACAGACCGTGCGCGCCCTCCGCGCAAGTGCCGTGATACGTTTAGTTTGAATCACAGGGGAGAGCACTTATGAAAGTAGCCATATTTGAGCCAGAGCCGGGAGTAAAGGGCCCAACGGCTTGGGCATTTCGTCTTCGATACGGGTTTAAGAAGCTTGGACACGAGTGTGATGTCGTGTCATTTACTAAAAGCGGCAAGACACGAGCTTCATGGGGAAAGCCTCAACCTGGCGGCCGCTGGTGGAGCGAGGCGCCAGATGTTGTAGTCAAGACCGCAAATCTTGTTGAGACTCTGGACTCGTACGACATGATCGTACTTCCAGAAATTAAAATTCCATTGCATGATAAGACGGCTATAAAAGCCGGTGAAGGCGTTCTTCCAGAGTACGTAGATGCGCTAAGAAAAACTAAAGCGCGCTGGACAACGTCACTACATGGATCTTTTTATCCAGAGAGGGACATTCCATTCGTTCCTCAGCTTCTTGAGTCTCCGTCTCGTGGAAGCATGCTTGTAACGATGAGCGAAGACTCTGCAAGCGACAGCAATGAGTTGTTTAAGACAATGAAGTGGATTAAGGGGCCAATGCCTTACATTCCGCGCTACGAGATTGATGATCCAATTACAGACGAGTGGATTGTTGGAACATCGGGACGCTTTATCTACAACAAAGGTCAACCACTGATCGCACTTGCCGGTGCTCAATTGCCAGAACATGTCACGGTTGAAATCTGGGGATCGTGCTCTGTTGGTCTTGGGCCTTCTCCAACATACATTACCTATGAGCAGCTTCGCGACAACTTTGGCGCTCAGGTAAAGCGCTATGCCAAGCAGGCTGACATGGAGAGGCCAGACGGCCGAACTGACGGAAATATCATCACTCCGTACGCATGGGACGCTCGTATACCTGGAAAAGCTCTAGTCCGCTATCTTGGAAACTACACCGACCCGGCAGTAATTGCTAAGCGATTTAGAGTTCACATGAACCTTACCGCTTACAACTTTGCGAGAGGTCTCGTTGAGTATTCGTCTCTTGAGGCGGCAGATGCTGGCGCGATGTGCATAGTGCCTGAGCATTTGTCTGATCCACAGTTTAGAATGCTCGTACTTGACTGGTACAAAGGCTCACCGACGCAGGGAAGGCTTGTCAAGGAAGAAGGCCTTGAGATCATACAAAAGGTCACCGCCGCTTTTGAGACATGCTTAAGCATATCTGAAAAGGACAGGCTGGACATCGCTCGCCACAACAGGGGCGTTCTTAGAACAAGAAATGATCCCGCTAAGAGCGCTGAGATCATGATTGAAAGTGCTTTTTCGTGAGGGGCCTATCGGGCGCTGTAGTCATTGACAACAACGACGGAACAGTGACAAAGTCTGGCGGCCTGTCAGATAGAACACGTGAGCAAGGCGAGTGGATTGTTAAGCATGGCGGCAGTGCCTTTCCAAAAGTTGTCAACATTCTTAGCGATGGCTACGTCATGGAAAAGCTCGAATTTGTTGAATACTATGATGTAAATCCGTCTATCAGCGTGCCAATGCTCAAAAAGCACGTGTGGACTCAGCAGGCAGTTGTTCCGCCGACCGCGCAGACAAAAGAGTTGCTAGAAGCTAAAATGCTTCACACAATAAATAAGTATCTTGCTGATCACGTTGATGAAAGCATGAAGCGCGAGATTCTAATTAGCGCAAAGATAGCCGGAGATGGCGCTTATAGAATGCAGCACTGCCTCACACACGGTGACCCGACCGCGGAAAACGTCATGAAAAACGCCACCGGAGATTTTGTGTTCATCGATCCAATTCCAGCAACGGAGGTTGTACCAGACTCGCCGGCTGTTGACATAGGAAAGATGCTACAGAGTGCCTACGGATGGGAAGACGCTAAGTATCAAACTGGAGTCATAGCGTATAGAAGATCTGATCTTAAAGAGCAGATTGAAGACGATAGGCTATTCGCCGTCGGCGAGGCCTGGGGCGTTGTTCACGTCATGAGGGCCGTTCCGTACGTCTTGAGAAACATACCAGACTCTCTTCCAAGGGTCCTGACTGTGCTTAAAAGGGCGATAGAAAGATGGTAAGTAAGAAACTGTTTTGGTGCTCTGACATTGACGGAGTCATTGTTGACTCTAGGGAACTTGTTCTTGAGTCGTATGCTAGGGTGGGAATTCAGATGCCACCTGAAGCATGGGGACATCCTTGGCAGACTTGGCTACCTGGCGCTGTTGGATCGTATGAAGCTGCTGAAAAGCTTCATAAAGAAAAAACCGAAAAGTACATTGAAGTTCTAAGAAGCGGCGCGGCGATAAAAGCCGCTCTTCCATTCTCTGGAATCTTGCGTGCACTTGAACGAGACCCGGCGTGCGAAGTCTACTACATTACTGGCGCCGCTGAACTTACAGCAATAACAATTTTGCAAGAGTTAGGACTTAATTTTAAGAACCTACTTGCTGCTAGCATGACAACAGGCGATAGGACGGCCGAGCTGCTTAAAGTTTCGCCGTACGGCACCTACATAGACGACAGGATAGAAGGCCAGGCCGCTGCCGATAAGGCCGGGTGGTCTTTTATTTGGGCTAAGCAGGGGATAAAAAATTGGAATGCGTGATTCTCGCTGCTGGAAAAGGTCAGCGTATGGAGGGGCTTTCTAAGCCGTTCTTTAAGCCGCTGCTTGAGATAAATGGAATACCTCTTGTTAGGTACGCCGTAGAGTACGCGTCAATAGCTGGAGCAACTAAAGTCACGGTAGTCGTGTCTCCTCACAATGGGGAAGCCATCGCTCAAGCACTTGCTCAATACGCCGATTGGATTTCTGTCGCAGTTCAGGAAGAACCACTAGGCCCAGGGCATGCTGCTTTGGTTGGATTGCGTCAGGTAACTGATGACAAGACAATGCTGCTTATGAGCGACAACATAATGAGCATTGATTCCGTACAAAAGATGGCTTTTGACTGTGAAATGCGAAACTCTGACGGCGTCGGTGTCCGCATGGTAAGTCTAGACCAAGCTTCTCGATTTACTAGGATTAGAAAGCTTTCAAAAGACTCGTACACGTTTGTTGAGGGAATTGAAGTGTCTGCTGAGGACATATGGCCTAGCCGTGACAAAGTAGTTGTCTGGTGCGGTCCAGTGATCTTTGAGTCTGACACTGCAACATCAGTCCTAAGAAAAGCGTATAAGGCACGCAAGAGCGACAACGCAGAACTTAAGATTGGTCCATACCTGTCTAAAATAGTACGCTACCCGGCCGTACTAACAGATGTTGAAGCAATGGATGTCGGAATTCCGTCCGCTTATCTAGAAAAGCTTGGTAATAGCTGAAATGACCAAGGTAATGATATGCGGAATGACGGCAGCTCAGTCGTCTCAGCGTTTTAATGCTAGTAATAAAACGTTTGCTTCATCTGTATCGCAGGCGCTAGAGCGCGCTGGAGCTACTGTGCACTGGCGCGATCCGTCGCTGGAAGCAGGTCCAAGTCAGTACTCTGAGTACGATAAAGTTTTAGTTGGAATTGCGCCAGTGCTAAGCCTTGGCTCAAGCAAGGCATATTTAGCGCTTTCTGCAATTGCCACGCTTTATGGAACAGATAAGCTTGTTTTATTTGTAGACGCGCCGGAGCCCGGAAAACTACACGCTAGCGCTAGAGCCGTACATAGAAATCCAAGTTCTCTAGTCAAAGACCTGTACAAATCGAGAAAAGGCCATGCTATTCTTTGCAAAGACAGCAAAAAGCTCAAGCATGTGCTAAAAGGTGTTGAAATACTTAAAGATAGGCAGTGGCCAGCTACTATTTTTCCAGCGCTACCTTGGCACGACACTAAGACAAAATTTGAAGTTTTGCCAGACAATGCTTCATCTGCCTTTAGCCCTGTCTACGCAGATGCTCTTATTGGCATTACAAACTTTGTTTGGGCCGACCGCAAGAATAAAATTTGGACTATAGAAAATGAAAAGTCCAAGTGGTTTGCTAAGACAGCTAATCAACTTACGTTTCCATACGAAAAAAGTAAAGACTCAAGACTCGCGACGTACGACGACGTGTCGCGAAAAATTGCTTTATCGTGGGGAACAGTTATAGCTCCGCACGACGATAAAATACTTTGGTGGTCGCCAAGATTTGTCCAAGCTATGGAGTGCAACTCTCCAGTAGTTACAGAGTGGCGGCTTAGTAGTTCTATCGGAGATAGCTGGTCTTTTTTGCCATCATCTATAGAACAGATGACATTGATAGATACGCATGAGGCTTCTGTTTCTCAAAGAATTCAGTACTTTAGTAAACTTCCAAGCACAGACGACGCGATTCAAGACCTATTAACAAAGATTGGAGCTAATTGACACATGTCAGTTTTATTTAACAGGTGGTTAGAAAGCACTAGAAGACTTCAAGACGAAGTCTATAATGTCAATTATGACCTAATGCACAGCGACAGCGAAGACGGGCTAAACGCTTTGATCGAGTACATTCGTTGGAACATGCTCGCAATTGATGATGAGCTTGCCGAGGTGCGAAAGGCTATTTCGTGGAAGCCGTGGCAGCATGATGATCCGTATGCTGACCGCAAGGAAATTGTCAAAGAGTGTGTCGATGTTTTGCATTTCGTAGCCAACATTCTTTGCGCGGCGGGCGCTACTGATGAAGAGCTCGATAGCGAGTACCTAGCAAAGATGCAGAAAAACGCCGATAGGCAGCGCAATGGCTACAAAGTTCTTGACGCTGGCGTCAAATGCACTAAGTGCTTTAGAGCACTTGACGACTACGACACGGCACTTTGTATTGATAAGGAGTGTCCATCAAAGTGATTGAATGGGTAGACGTAGCTTCTTCTGCAGATGTTCTAGTAGGCGATACTGTAAAGGTAAGTAGTGAAGCGTACAAGAACCAAAAAATAGCATCAATGCACAACGGAAGAATTTGTAAAGTTGTTAACATTCAAGATGGCGACGTAGTTGTTGCTTCTATAGACGGAAAGTTGCCGTACTTGCGAAGCACTAGGCACGCTCCACATTTTCTAAGAAAGATGGTTGTACATGCGGATATCCATTGAGTTTGAAGTTTTTGGAAAAACAATCACTGAAATTGTCAACGAAGCTACTAAGTCTTGGAAAGAGTTTTACGAAGTAGATGACGACAGAGCGCTTCCAAGCGACACTGAGTTTCACATAGAGCAGCATTCTGCTGAAGAGTATAAAGCAACAGTATTTATGAGGGTTAAGGCAAATGAGCGCTAAAAAGTTACCAAGACAAGAGTGCCTTGAAGAGGCAGCAAGAATTATCTCTGGAGACAGAGACGCGCAGTACGGCGGCCCAGAAGATAACTTCGCGAGAATTGCTAAAATCTGGAGCGTGCTATTTGAGCGCGAGTTTACGTCAGAAGAAGTTGCAATGGCTCTGGTTGGAGTAAAGCTTGCGAGGTTTGTCTCGAAGTACGGATTCCAGCCAGACACTTGGATAGACATAGCTGGCTACGCTGGCTGCGGCTATGAGGTCGGCAAATTGAGCACTAAGTAACACGAAGTGCATAGCCAACTTGATACTGTACTAATCTAGACACTGATTAACAGAGGGCACGATGTCAGACTATAAATTTGCAGACTGCAACGGCTTGGCCGGATTCATGAGCCTTGGCTTTGTCAATGCTGGAATGGAAATGGCCGTACGCACAGGGACGCTAAACTTTGGAAACAGAGTTGCTGAAGTAAATAGAAAGCACCTTGGCGATTCTTGGAGTTCATTCTTTTCAGACGAGCCTAACGAATGGCCCGATGTAAAGGCCGATGTAGTGCTCGGATGCCCGCCGTGCTCTGGCTGGTCGGTGTGGTCTGGTCCTGCCAACAGAGGGCCAGAGGCTAAAGCGCATGAGCATACGCGCGCGTTTATGAAGTACGCGGCGCGGTTGCAACCAAAGATGATTATCTTTGAGTGCGTACAGCAGGCGTACACTCAAGGTCGTGAGACTATGGTCAAATACCGCGACATGGTTGAAGACTTGTCAGGTAAGGAATACGACCTTTACCATGTCAAGATGAATAACCTCCAAGTCGGTGGATTTTCATACCGCGCTAGATACTTCTGGACAGCAGTTGAAAAAGGAATGCCATTCGGAGCAGCCGCTATTGCGCCAGAAGAAATGCCAACAATGATGGACGTCATAGGCGACCTAGCAGACCTTGAAATTATGTGGGAGCCGCAGCGGTACACAACTGAGCCTTCTAAGTTTGTTAAGCACCTGAGAAACTCTAGTGGCGTAGTAGACGGCCACATGAATAAGCAAAATCTCGACTCGCAAAGAATTCAAGAGATATTTGACATTCTCGGCAACGAAGGCTGGAAGCCGATGATGCCGATAAACAAAGCTCTCAAGGAAGCGGTTACAAAGAACGGAAATAAGTTCCCGCAGGCGTGGCTTGGCCAAGAAGAAAAGATCAGATCAAAAGATTTTTACATGGGATTCTCGATGCCTTGCCGCTGGGACGGCAATTCGTGGTGCCACGTGATGACTGGTGGCGCGCTCGACCACATTGTGCATCCAACACTGCAGCGTAGAATTACCCACCGCGAAGCCGCGCGTATTCAGGGTCTTCCAGATGATTGGGAATTCTCGTCGGTCAAAGACTACTCTGCTCTAAATGCTACTTGGGGTAAGGCCGTAGCCGTCCAAGCCGCTAATTGGATTGGAGACGCCGCCGTTGCTGCCCTAAATGGCCAGCCAAACGGTCCGTCAGGCGAGCTGATTGGCGACCGTGAATGGCTTATTGACACCGATAAAGGCTTTAGCCGCCAGTTTGTTCGCAAGACTTGGTACGCCAATAAGTAAGGCGGTCACGCCAGCGCGCTGCTAGTGTTGTATAATACTAGTAACGACAAAACGACGGAGTAACATTGCAATCATTTCTAGTCAACACTCAGTCATTTGAGTACACGGCGCACCAACTAGACAACAAACGTCTGCACAAGCAAACTCTTGAGGCTTGGCAGTGCTTGCTTAACATGTGCGAGCTTGACCCGGACGGCAACCACCGCAGCCCAAAAGGCTGGTCAAACCATCCGGTGGTCAAAATGTGGCGCGGGCACGAAACGTTGCTTGTCTCGTACATATCAGCAACGTATTTCGAGTGGCGTTCTCGAGGCTACAAATCGTCACTTCTCGACAAAACATACCGCACTTACGACACTGCCGTTGCGCTTGGTCGCATATCTAGCGAGCTTACAGTTCCATCGTGGATGCTCGATGACGACTACTTTTCCAGGCTATGCTCGACTCATCGCACAGCACTACTCTGTAAAAACTACGACTGGTACAAGCAGTTTAACTGGCCGGAAGACTCTGGCACTCGGCCTGAAACATACGAATACCTTTGGCCGCATCAGGACGGATACGTAAAATGACTTTCTTAGGCCTATAGAATCATCTAGAAGCTCTTTAACCTATTTATACGTAGAAACCCTCATAAATTAAACGGCATTCGTAACTCGAAATTTAGCGTCGCTAAGATAAAATTCTATTCGTGAGAGATTCTCGGATCGGCGAGTAACTATGGTTTGAGTGGTACGGCCACGAAATTTACGACTTAATTGGC